CAACGGAATGCACAAATCTCTGGGGAATGATGATATCATCCCCAAAGATGCGCACCTCGCCAGAAAGGTCAGAAATGACCTTCCTGGAAACTGGTGTGCCTAGCTCTCGCTCGATCCCAAGAAAGACTAAGGTCAAGAAGACCATAGCCTCCATGGGGAAGCAAAGAGCTGAGCCCATAGATGCGAACTTGGCAAGGCGTACCAAGCCTTGACCAGGTACATCAGCCTTTCGGGACCTACAAGCGTCAATCGCCCCATGCAAATGGGGGTGATTAGACAGTAGGGCACGTACATGCTGATTAGAGACACGATCGGAAGCCTCGCTAAGATCTAGCGTGGCAAGGTCCCCCGTAAGGGAACCAATTGAAGCCATACGCTGGTTAGGCGTTTGGTCATCAAAACCGATAAGTTTTGAGAGGATGTCATCCCTCTTCAAATACTTAAGGATTACCTCCAAAACAGCCTGCTGCGAATATTGCATTGCAGTCGGCTCGATGGCGATAATCCTTGGCGTCTTTAGCGTCTTAGGAACAGGAGTCACCTTAACAGGTAACTCCTGACCAGGCTCGAGGATGTTCACCGAGTCAAACTCATCATAATAAGATGGGCTTGGGAAGAGAAAATCCCCAAAGGGGAAATACTCATCCAACCTCGAAGTCCAAGTGCGCTGATTATACTTAGCATTTCCTCTAAGTCGATCAGCAGTTGCACCTGGTCCATGCTTAGGCTTCATCCGACCAAAGTAGATATCACTATCCATTTTGGAAAAGACTGAAGCAAAAAGCAGGGAACCGACGCGCTTGAAGTCTGATAAATCATCAGATTCCAATAACGAATCGGCACGACGAACATCCTGCTCACATTGGACAAAGTCGGACATGGCTCCTTCTACCCTAGCATCACTGCAAGGGAGAAGGATCTTACTAAACATCAGAGTTAACTGACGAATGGCAAGAATAGCATCCACGTCCGGCTCTGGCAAAAGCACACCAGTACCGCGATCGAAAACAAGATCGAGGAAACCTCCGAGAAATCGGGGGAGACCTGCCGTCCAAGAAAAACCTTGGAAACGGTTGCGATCTACAATCCCTTGGTCAAGACTTTTTTGGAAGTCCTTTCCAAAGGATGGTAAGGTTATCGTTAGAAACGATAAACCCTCATGTTTCGATCGTACCAAGACCGTTTTATGGTCTTTGGTGGCGCTAGTGCAACACCTGGTAGCGTAATCATACGCTACCATTTTCCAGAGCAATATCAGGCTTTTCAATGGCCCTCCTAATAGAGGTAGTCATTCCTTAGCCATGACATTGCGGCATTGATTGTACGGAGTAGATAATTCCGTAAGATCAAGCGGCCATCATCCTTCACAGATTTCTATTGATATCAATAGAAATTCCGATCAGAAAGTAGAGGATGACGAAAACCAGAGCAATCCATAAAGGAAGGCTCAGGACTCGCCACCCAACAACTTTTTGATCAGAGTGAATTCACTAGCTTTGGCAGCTTCAACGAAGCCTTCAAAGATAGCGAGAAGTTCCGCAGACGTATATCCTGCCGGAGGAATGTCAAAAACCACGTAGCAACTCGTGGAAACTTGAACATTCTGGGCAGGAATAAACGGATCTGCGGTAATCTTGGATGAATCGACCCTCAACGTTCGTCGGGTCCTTTTCCCATATTGAGAAGAGGCCTTCAGAGCGATTAGTCCATCACCACTCTCGTATTCAGATTCTCCCTTTCCCGTAGAAACACGAGGAAGAGAGGTCGTCGTACCAGAGATTTTGATGGACTGTGGATCGGCAAATGCCATAACATGCTCCTTAATATTAGAGAACGAATGTTCTCCTAGTGTTTAGCGATGCATAACCGCCTACAGCAAATGGGTTATACCAAGTGCTGCGGCAATGGCAAGTTGGGTGGGTGATAAGTCCGCCCATTCAATGCCAAATCCAAAGGGGTTAGCCTGTACACGCTTTTTCTGCACTGAACGTACAGAAACGCTACATACAGATGAAGGAGGGATCAGTTCTCGAACAAATTCCCCACCTGAACGGTGGAGGTTGTAGAGACTGGTCGGACCTTCATAGGTATAGAAATCAGAGAGGATAGTTTCCTCCATGATGTATCCATACCGCATAACCAGGCCGTAAATCTTGAAATTCTGAAGGTTGGTAATTACCTCACCAGCATCAGAAAACCAATCAACAGCCCAGCTCCAGGGAGCGAGGTTCCAGAGTACTTCTGGCGTTATCTCTATGCCGAACAACTTCTCGGCTTCCAATGCGTGCCTAAACATAGCCGCGAGGTTATCACCTTCGGGCAAATGATAGGTAAACTCACCGGAAAACCAGAGACGACGACTGATATCCCTTATCAGTACCACATTCCCAGGACTACCATAGTATAGCTCAGGTCGACCGTAATTCCCATCAGACAAGATAGGAGGACGGCTTTCCTTAACTATTTCACTATGATGGTCCAAATCTAGTGGAAAGCGGAATTGCCTACGCACGCCTTTACCGGCATCACGCCGATATTGTTCTAAAACAGAACCGGC